ATACGATCAGCTAAGTGACCCTCAAGACCAGATATACGTATAGGTGAGTATTTCTTAGCATCCTCCTTTTCAATAATGTTAAAATATTCTGGATAAGTTGTATTGATTGCAAAAGTAGAACCAACAATTACAGTTCCAGGTTTTCCTAATGCTTTTGCCATGTGTTGACCCACAGAATCTACTCCTATGAAATAGTCAGCAGCATCTATAAAAGCAGTCCACATTCTAAGATCAGCTTGTGGCTTTACTGTATATGTATCTTCTTCCATAAAAAAATCTTGTTCTGCCATTAACACAAGATTGTATTTTGCAGATAACTTTTTGATCAACTTCAAATATGCTTGAGGATCAAGAGAACGAGATGACTCATCGACAATAGCACCAACAGGATGTTTTTGTGCAGAACGACCAAAAGGTTGAATAACAATAGTATGGTTTTTCTTTTGTTGATTCTTAGTATCAAGAATCATTCCTGCAGCATTCAACTCTTCTGCTTTAGAAGTCCTTAAGATAGGATCTTGCAAGTCAGAATGATCATGGGTGTTGTTTATAAGAACATCAAAAGCTTCTGCTAGAGATAATTCTTGTTTAAAATATCCTGGAACTCTGTATGGTTCAGGCGATATTATTTCTTCAGCATGTTTTACTACGTGGTCAAAGATACCTTTTTGTTCAGGGTTAAATACTTTGTCTTGTAGTTCAGGAATACCCCAGTATAAAGTATCCCATCCATGTACTAGTATAGCAAAATCATCATGTTTCTTTGTATACTTTAGGAAAGCAGGTATAGATGCTACAGCACGACCTGCGCCCCCATCAATAAAAAATAGTTTTTTCACGAGTCTTCTTTCTTATTATTATTATTACCCTTAATGGGTGCTCGTTATTATAGTTTAATATTAAACTAAATTCAAGAGGGTTGTGTAGGCCAGTCTATTATCCAAGGGTTAGTCACAGACGTAGGAAGGTTACGTAATAAACCTCTGTAGGTAGCCCACGCAGCTTTCTTTTCGTCTGTTAAAGGGGAGTCAGAAGATTGAGTCCAGTCACTGTCACTAAGCTTTTTATTTCTAGCTAACCTAAATAAATCCATTTGATTATTTTTAGCAGTAGTTATATCTTCTTCATCAAATTTTTCTGGTATTTGAAATACACCCATTCCTGCTTCACTTTCACTGTAAGTTGCAAAGTTTGGAAAAGCACACTCAAAGTTATCTACTACAAGATCAGCAACATCCTCTTCTGGAGAGACTGAAGTCCAAGATCTTGGTTCTATGTCAGTATCCCAAATTAAAACACGTTTACTATTTGTACCTTCTGGATACGAATATAAAATACTGTCTAGTATTTCTGTGTGTGAATCAAAAACAAAATAATAAACCATCTAACTTTTACCTTTTATGTATGAATGTAGTTTAAATGGAGCACAAATAGTTATAGTATCTATTGTAGGATCAGTTCCACAAAAAGAACTTGTTTGTGCATCTGCAACTCCCTGATCAAAACTAGAAAAACAATTTGTTGATGGGTTATATATTGCTGCTATAATACCAGTATTAGTGTGTACTGCTCCACAACAAATCCACTGTTGGCTTCCTAAAAGGAATTTACATTTATCACTACTGTAACCACCCTTCCAAGGTCTATGGCCTTCTTCTTTTGAAATTATGCAACAGAAAACTGCACCTGGAAAAGTATCAAAATTGTACATGTTAATATCCATCTCTCTGCGATTACATTGAGAATGATTAGTGGTAATAAATCTAGTAGGACTATGGCTATACGTTGCATTTACAGATGTATTACAATTATTCCTTGTAGCTCCTGCAAACGAATTACCTGCAGTTGTGCCAATGAAACACACAATTGCTTCATTTTGTGCTCCATTAAGACACCACTTAGTAGCATAACCCTTTGTAATATTATAAGAACATAACAAACAGTTTGCACAATCCCAAAATCTAAAACCATTACACTCACCACAGATGCATTGATCATGGTAACTTGCTTGTTGAAAAGCTGCAGGTATAGCTATACAAAAATTACAACAATGGCAGTGATGCGTAGCACTTAAATGAAATTTAGAAAATTTTAAAAAATGATCTGTTTGACTTCTTAATGGATGGAAACCTGCTACGCAATCAGCAGTATCACATGTTAAAAAGAACATACTAGTATAACCTCTAGGGTTAGGACTTATATGAGAATTAGTACACCTTGTTACAGGGTTTGACTGATCTTTATCATTAAATTTTAAGTAATCAGTTTCACTGTTATCATTTCTAAAACTAGTTCCATCATTCTTATTTCTGTAATGCCAAGCATTACCACTCAGTTTACTTATACAACCCATCCCTACAAAGTAACATGCTGCATCTGTACATTTATTCATACACATATTCATGCAGCTTAAAGGTTCACTTCCTTGTGAAAGATTATGTTTGCATATACAATTTTGACAGTAACACCTTATTCGCATTACATCCATCATACATCTGTTACAACCTAGTAACATAACGAAACATTTTCCTATGGGTACAAAGCCACATTGGTTACTTGTATGCGAATGAATTATACAATTGCATTCAGCATTATTACAATGTTTTATTTTAATCAGTTGTGTGGTACAACTAGGAGCAGCTTGGCACACACCAAGTAAAGGTATATCATTTATAAAGTATGCATACCCACTAAAATTAGATCCACCATGATTACCAATGCAAGAGCATCCTTTACGTGCAAAATAATAACACTGGGTATTTTTTACAGAGACAAGAAACCCCACTTCTCCACATATACAATTGGTAGCTCCAAAATAAAAAGCACTAACTGCTGACATACAACAATTAGGTCTGTCATATTCATCAGTATTTGTTTCACAAAAAGTTATATGTTTTTGACAATGGTGAGCAGAGCAAGAACATAAGTCTTGAACACACTCTAGAATTGCAGTACAGGTGGGAGCACCTGTGCTAGTTGTGTTTATCTTAGCTATTTGCATAAGAGCACATCTATTATCACAGTTCAGTATTCCCATAGAATAAAGGACTCCTGTTCCTCTTACTAGGTGTCCTCCATCCCATTTACCACTACGATCACCAACACCATCATTTCCAGTGTTGTGACAACAGCCTACAGCACAACAATTTATAAAGGTAACAGCACAGGTTGAATCACAGTTTATAGCTGTAATAAACTTTGCGTAGTCTACTAATGCACCACCACACTGACAAAATTGGCAGCTAAATAATACAAATCCATTTTGACTTCGACAAGCATTGAATTTACACTTGCAGACTGTTCCATTAATTTCTCCTGCTTTAACCATTTCTCCACCAACTGCTTTAAACGTTACAGCTTTGTAGCAACAAGTTGATCTCCTATAGTGTAATACAGAATAGCCTAAACCATTATCATGGTGAGTACACTCAGTAGTAACGTCATCACCTGTTAACTCGCCCTGAGAAAAATAAGAAAGATCTGATACAGGATTAAATGGTGTGGGTTTTGTAAACTTACCTATTACCCACTCACCCTGTTGAGCACTGTTGTCATACAGTGAAGCATCCACTGCTCCTCCAGGTGGTATTGAAGTTAAAACACAACTTGTGTTATCTCGTAAAAGATAAGTAGTATTGGTGTTTTCATTTTTTATTATATAAGTAGGAGATCCTGGGGATAGAGAAGTTGCATTGGGAAGAGTAACACTCCCACTAGGACACTCACAGGTTAAACAAATAGCTAAAGATCTATTGCTGTCTGCACAAACTGTGTAAGAAGTAGTGCCACAGACTAAGCCACCACCACCCCCTGCAGGACCATCAGCACCACCAGTTGCTGCAAACGTTGAATATGTACTCATTCTATTCCCTCTTTATTGTGCTATTGCCCAACCAATTGTGGCATTTACAAACTGTAATTGAAAAGCTGCGTAAGCTGCATCGACTGTCATGTCTTCAGCAAGACTCATAATATTAGATCCATTACGTGCAATAATGTTATTGTTGTTACCACCTATTTCTGTAATGGCTACTGTGTCTCCTGCACTTGGACCTGCAGGTAACGTAAGTGTTATAGCAGAACCATTTAAAACAACTCTAGTATCTTTAGTTGCTGCTGCATTTCCAGTAACTACAGTAGGTGTAAGTTCTTTTTGTTTTGTATTTATTTGAGTCTGTATGGCAGAAGTAACCCCAGTAGTGTGACTTAACTCTGCAGCAGATGCTGTCACTCCATCAAGTTTATTTAACTCTGCAGTACTTGCTGTTACTCCATCAAGTTTGTTTAATTCTGTTGCAGATGAAGTTACTCCAGATAATATATTTAATTCAGCAGTTGTTGTAGTAACCCCATCTAACTTATTTAGTTCTGCAGCAGATGCAGTAAGTCCAGAAATTTCTGATGCACTAATTGCACCATCAGCTAACTCACCCCCTGCAGCAACTAGATCTGCTAATACTCTTGCTTTACTCATTTATTTCTCCTATTAACAAACGTCTACTCGTGGGGTAATGTATAATTTACAGCAGTTATCTGCAGGATTAAAAGATATACAAACACAACTTCTGTATGCCCCCATAACTTTTGACTCGTTACATACAACTTGAGGGTTAGTAATTGCAAAACAACATAAGATAGCAGGACAAGTACTGTTTTGTATTGTTGCAACAGGACACTGTAGTCTAAAACAACAAGTGCCACCAACATTACCTAAGAAACAACATCCACCTAAACAAGCATGTAATGGTGCAGTGCCAGAATTAAGAGTTGCAACAGATATTGCATCTCCTGCATTTCCTGCCTCTGAAGCAAATCCCAACCATGTAGCACTGTTGTTTTGTGCTGCTTGAGTTGCTACTGCGTATCTTGGATTACCATCAGCACATGTACAGTTCCAGAATATGATATGGCAACCTGCACCCACAACGTCTGCACCTTGTGGCATAAAGGATAGTGTTCCAAAATAACAACCTAAGCTACATGCTGTAACAGCACCTGTGGCTCTACATCTTGTATAAACACAGAAAGCATCTTGGTGACATAAGCAAGAATCTTCACAGATATACACGTAAGGAAATATTGGTGAACCTACACACATACAACATTCCTGATCACCTCTACCAAGTACACCTGGATTACCACCTGAAACACTAGGAAAGTTTTGTCTTATTGTAGTTGTTGGAGAAGTACAGTTATAACTTATATTAAAGTTATTGCTTGCACAAGTTTGACATTTAGATGAAAAACAAACTTCAATACACTGACAACTTAAGAAAGAATAGTTTTGAGGACAAAGAGACATTGTGTTTAAGTAAACACTTGCAGGCCAAGCAAAAATACTTGCTATTGTCCTCATACAACAATTTACACCTCTACTCTCTGAACAATTATAACATGCAAAATCTTGACATTTTAATACATGGTTAGGAATACAAACATCACCATTCATCCTAAGACCACAGTAAGTTACATAATATCCTGCTTGATTGTGAGTTGTTACAGGTCTTGGTCTGAGTTCATAAAGCATTGTTTCAACAAAACTTGCTCTTAAATTCTTTTCTACATGTTTAAATAAATCACCAGGCATTATACAAGTTTGTTTAGAAAAACCATGTGAGCTACAGGAAGTAGTATTAAAACAAGTAATGTTAGTTACACTTCCTGTACAACCTGTAAGATAAATACAATTGTTTGAATTATTTACACAGAATTTAAAACAAACGTTTTCGCCACCTAGAAAATTAGAACCACAGCAAATCCTTGTTTGACAGTTGGTCCATTCTGCACCTATCCAAAAGGGGTATAGTATCAAAAATTGTTTTGACTCCCCACTGTCGTAGCAACCTGTATGAACTGCTCCTTGTGGAAGAAACCCATAGCATAAGTTTCTAACACCACTGTTTGAACAACAGAAAAAACATTTAGGTATGCCACCATCACTTTGCATGGAATGAGCTTTAACTAGAACAGGGTGATCATCTTGCATAACCATATAGTCACCAAAGTTCTGTCCTGCAGCACAGTCACCTGCAAAGTGTCTTTCTAAAGATGCACACCTAGTAAAAACACCACTACATGCACCAGTTACACCATTGTAAAGACCTAAACAAAATTGACCATCAGTAGCAGCATTATGGCACATACAAACAATGTTGGCAGACATTACACCTGCACCCTGTCCTGTAGGTTTAAAAGCTCCTACTCTCATAAAAGAAGCACAATGTTTCTTTTCTGCTCTACCATTATTACCTTTTCTAAAGTATACGTGTTGAACTGGCTCTGTCCAAAGAACCCAACCATTAGCATCTTCAGTAAGAGGCCATAGTTTTCTTTCACCCTCTGAACAAATACTACCACAATTTGAGTTAGAAGATGTGTTACAAAACTGAAAATTAAATTCTCTGTTAGTTGAAGCTATACAACCTGCAGTAGGATTTAAACATACATTGCCATCCATTTCTTCTACAAAGAAAAACTCACATGCTAAAAGAACACACAAACAATCACAGTTAGCACAGATACTTGAAACAGCTTTAGATTTAACGCCATACATCAAGTTACCATTTTTAGTTAGGTTTCCTAGACCCCAACATCCATGAAGAAGATCACAAGTAATACTTGGGTTAGTGCAAAGCTCATCTTTTCCTGAACACTTTGTAAATTTCCAAAGCATCATACCATTTCTTTGCCCACCAGGACACATTGTTCTAGGGTGCATGTAACATTTTTTTCCAAGAAATGCACAACAGTTACCAGTAGTATTTACAGTAGCTTTTCGCAGCACTGGCATAGCAACATACCAGTAAGCACAGTCACAACTTTTAAATACCATTGTACCTGTTATGGCTTCATAAGGATTTTTAGTTGCTTGACTTACAACTCTACATTGAGAATTAGACCCCCCTATTTGTGAACAACATCTAAGGTTTCCTACCATAAAAGGAAAACCTGGTCTGGGGTTTGCTTGAAAACAACATATACAACAACAGCTTCCTCCTGAAAAACAACATTTACTGCTTTCAACAGAAGTATAGCTATGAAAAGGAACTGAAGGTGTTTGACACCAACAGAAACTAGAACAGTCTACTGTTGTATTGCTATTGGTACAAGCACACTCAACTACAAAACCAGTATTTAAAACAGTAAGACATAAATTATTCTCGTCATAACATATGTTTTGCATACCATAACAAGGTATAGCAAGGCCATCTGTACAGTTATTCGCATCTGCACAAGCTTTATTTTTAAAAGCCATTAGACCTGATTTAGAAAGTCTAAACCAGTTTAAAGGCCCAAGCCTCATTGTTACATCGTATGCACTACACGCAGAGGTTGCACAATGTAAGTAACAACAATAACAATGATTACTACAATTAAATACATCAGGGTCTTGAATAATACCATGCCCATTTACTCCACCATGAGAAGTTGGTAGTACGTGAGAGTTGGGATCTCCTTGAGTTTTCTCAATAGTTTTATCACCCAAAGTATAAGATACAGGCCAACCTGCAGGTATAGAAGAACTTCCTGCTTTAATAGTAAATTTATTTGTACCTTCTATACCTCCTCCTGAAGCTCCACTGCCACCAGAAGGAAAGTATGTTGATATATTAGCCATGTTTGTACCCTTACTTTATGAGAATGCCCAACCAATAGTGGCATTGACGTATCTTAAATGAAAAACTTTGTAGGCTGTGTCGATTGTTAAATCTTCTGCAGCACTCATAATGTTAGACCCTGCCCTACCAATAATGTTGTCAGTGTTACTTGCTACTTCAGATATTCTAACTTCATCACCTACACTAGGAGAACTAGGTAAAGTTAAAGTTATACCTGCACCATTTAAATAGTAATGATTATCCTTTGTTGCAGTTGTGTTAGAGGTAACTACATTTATAGTAAATGCGTTTTGTTTAGTGTTAATCTGATTTTGAATATTACCACTTAGATTATTTAAGTATCCTACTTCTGTAGCATCTACAGTTGAAGGCCAAGTAGGTAAGTTCGCATCATAAGCTTGTACGTTAGTTCCTATTACAACACCCAAAGTTGTTCTAGCTGCTGAAGCATCTGCGTCATCAATTAGAGATCTACCAAAAGATGTTAAACTAGTTATAGTATATGAATCTGAACCAGTAGTGTAGATCATTTTATCTGCAGATGTATTTAAACCTGCAATAGATGTTAGACCTACATCGTATGCCTGTACATCAGACCCAATAGCTACACCAAGATTTGCTCTTGCTGTAGATACACTATTTAAATCAGATAGGTTGTTTGACTCTAGTAACTATCTGGCATCAGATTCTGTTTGTCATAAATGATCAGCTAGACTAAATGTGCCATAGGCAACAATGTCTATTATGTCTCCAACAGTAGCACCAGATGCAAGTACTA